AAAATACGTTTGCTCCACCACCATTTTCATAGTACATTAATTCTATTGTTTTAGGGACTCCTGCTGTAAAGGCTATTGGGGCAGTTGTAGTTCCTCCACCACCTTTGTCTACCCAGTCACTTGCTACCAGTATGCCATCAACATACAGTTTTGTTCCGTCGTCTGCTGTTGCTAAAAATGATATGTCTTGAGTAGAATCGCTTCTAATTGACCCAGTAAATCGTACGATAACATCCTCTGAAGGGCCACCTAATACACTACCAGAACCCCACTGGAAGTCAATGTTAGGGACATTAGTCGTGACGACTGGAGAGGCTCCCTGGGGTATGTATGGAGAGCCATTTTGTCCTAGTACATTATAGACTTGAGCAGTCAAGCCTTCTGCTGCGTGGGCTTTATCAATTATTAAAAGCAGGGGAAATAGAGCAAGCGATAGTACCAATGCTACTCTTAATAATTTTTTAATTCCTCTTCCCCCTCGCAGACTTAATGTCTGATAGGGCTATTATAGCATTTTTTTTATACAAAAAAGGGGCTACCATAATTGGCAACCCCTTTAGTGTTGGATTAAGTTACTTCTTTAGAGCAACCTTAGCCTTTGGATTCTTTGCATTCCATTTTGCAGCCAACTTGTTATAGTCAGCCTTTGCTTTTGCTGCTGCTGCATCTGAAGCAGTCTTTGCATCTGCAAGTGCCTTATCTGAAGCAACCTTGTCTGCTGCACGACCAGCCTTTTCTGTTGCAAGTAAGTTAGATGCTGCCTGTGCATCAAGTGCACGACCAGCCTTCTCTGCTGCAAGTTGTGCAGTTAGTGTTGCGATTGTTCCATTAAGGTCTGAAACAACGAATGACGCTGTTGCTGCCTTAGTTGGTGCTGGAAGACCAGCAACTGTTGCTGCTGATGCAACACCAGTAACGACAACCTGAATTGTTCCTGCTACTGCTGTAGCAAGTGCTGCAGTCTTTGATCCAACTACTAGAGTTGAGTCTGCTGCTCCTTCTGCTGTTGTTGTAGTAACAAGAGTCTTTGTGATTGAACCATCAGCAAATGTGGATCCGATTACTGTAGCAGTAATTGTCTCGCCTGTTGCAATTAAGTTTCCAAAAACATCTGTTGCTGAAACTGTGATTGTTGGAATTGTTCCAACTGCTGTTGCTGAAGGAACTGAAAGTGCAACATTAGATGCTGCTCCTGCTGTTCCCTTAATAAATACGATTGTTGAATATGAACCATTTGTAATGGTTACTGATCCAACTGCTGTCGTAGTTGTGTATGCATAAACTGTAACTGCTGCTCCTGCAGATGTTACTGAAAGAGTTGAAACTCCTGAAGCAACTGTCTTTGGTGCATCGGTTGTGTGTAGTGCTGTTACCAACTTGACTGTTGATGAAGCAGCAAAAGAAACGATTGTTCCTGTGTCTGCTGTTGCAGCAAGTGCTACAGATGTACCAGATGTGATCTGGTTTGCAGATGGTACTGCAACTGTTGCAGGTGCTGCGCTTGTTGTTGCGTTAGTAACTGTTGCAACTGTAACGGCCAGAGGTGCTGCCGAAGAAGGTGCTACAGAAAGTCCAACGATTGCTAGGGCTGCAGCAGTAGCAATTGAGATTTTCTTAAATGAATTCATTTTATTCCTTTTCTTATTTATAGTAGATTTAGTCTATCCAGATAATCTTTTACATCATCTGGCATAGGTTTATATTGTATCACATTGTTACTATTACTGTCAAACTGCTTAGGTCTATCACTAATAGTATGAACCTCAACCACTTGGTTTTGATCTTTTGGGGTATGCGATATTGCCCCAAATATTGCTCCACACACAGCATCGGCCAAGTCTTTTGACTTTTTGCGTGGGTGGTCAACTCTATTATTTTTCATAATCTTTAACTGTGTTAGTTCATCAAACAAAAGTTCAATTGCTGGCATAGCAAGTCTTTCTTCGTATACAAGCATAGCCATATCCTCATAATGCTTTTTAGCAACAGAAACAGTATCAGTTCTCATTCCAACCTGCTTCAATTCATTTTGAATATCAAATGATTGCCAACGGTCAAATGAAACCATTCCAATATTAAAACCAAGTCTTCTTAAGTTCTGAATCCACTGCTTTACTTCTGATAGATTAACTGGTCCTTCAATCTTTGGCTCCCACCAGGCTACTGCATCTACTACTACAATGGGTGCTACTTGTTCGTAGTTATTAATTACCTGGATATTTACCCACTTATCTACGTGAGCAATTGCTACCGCACACTTATCGTGCTTTTGTGCAAGGTCTGCGTGTACATAATAAACCTTGTCTGGATCAGGCTTAAACGATTCATCAAACCTTTTAAAGTTATCTACTGGGTTTCTTAATGTCATACAAGATCTTATTTTTTCTACCTGTTTAAAAAATGCATCAGAGGCAAAGGTTGGAACACACGCAAAGCGCATCATTGCATCTCCAAGGTCTGTCATAAATGCAATCATAAAGTCGTCAATCTTGCGTGTAGGGTTTACTTCCCAAGTGGGTCTTTTTAATGCGAATACACCTGGGTACTTGTATGAAATAATTTGATCTTCATCCCAGGAAATTTCAAACGAGTTGTCTGGACTGTCTTCTGGCAGTAGTGGGTTAATAGTAAACTTGTGTGTTCTTTCTATTACTTCTTTTTCAGCAATAACATCATCATATTTTTCTGAAATAAAGTCTCCTGGATATCTTGGGAAGGAAAGCAAAACAACCTTGCCAAGGTCAGGGAAACGAGAGTCTACTGAGCCACGAAAGGCTTTATAAATATTATCAGCAGTCTTTCCTTGTTCGTTTCCTGTATTAACTTCAGATGCAAAACCAGAAATCTCATCAAGAACTGCAAGAAGAAGGTTTAGACCTTCGTGTGATTCTCTTTCTGAGTGACCAGAGTAAACAGTAATTGATTTATCAAACTCAACAGAGTCAGCCTTTGCATAATACTTTCCAATAAACCAAGGGGACCTTTCAATCTTAGACTTAAAACCTTTAAAGAAAACATTCTTAGCCTGTTGTGCGTTAATAGCCACATTAATAAGGTCAATAGCATCTCCAGATGGCTTACCAAAATACTTTGCTGGGTCTTTAAGGCATAGAAGTTTGTATACAATGTATGCACAGGCTACTGTTGATACGAAGTCTTTTCCAGATCCCTTGCCAAGTTGCAGAATGATTTCGTTCTTTGTGTACTTATTGTAATACTGTATACCCTTTTCCTCACCCAGAATATTGATTACATCTTCTTTACGATAGATCTGGCTCATTGCCTCAACGATATCGTACTGAATATCTGACAATGGAGGCTGTCCAAGGTATGCCTCACCTTCAACAAATGTTCTTGCGTCTACAGGCATCTCATTAAAGTGGTCGTCCTGTAGTGCTTCTAAGAACTCATTGAACATCGTGGACAACTGTAATCACCTCATTGTCTTTTGCAAATGCAGACAATCTTCTCATAATTTCATCACGAACTTGTGGGTATTCAGATGCAATATCTTTTAAAATAAGCACAAGAATCTCTTGGCGTTTTTCAATTTCCATCATTTCTTCTGCAAGTTCTTTGTTCTCAAGAAGACCAGCCTTCTGTAACATATCAATACGCTTTGATTCTATATCCATAACAAGTTTAATGGCAGCAGTTTTTGCGCTAAGATTATTTGTCATTGATGCTTCATCAATAACTTCGTAAGTACGAGATACTAACTTGCTATAGTGTGTATCTGCTGCTGCAAGGGCTTCTTTTGCACGAGCACGGATAGCATCATTAGCAGATGCCATTACCTTCCACTCATTAATAAGTGTTACAACTTTTTGTCTTGGAATAGCAAGTTGCTTTGAAATGACTGTTGGGTCATTACCTTTTAAATACTCTTCAACAACTTGATTAACTTGATCAAGGTGCTTTACTAAATCATCTTCAGTTGACATACTTGCCCTCTAGTCTATTGATTTCATCTTTGATATAAAAGATTGCCTTTTCTAAATCCTGGATAGTCTTTGACTCATCCTTGAGTCCTGCTCTCCAAAGGTACTTAAAAGCATTACCAATATTAAAATTGCGGTGGCGAGTAATCTCAATACACTCAATACCAGAAGGATCTGATGTGTAGTGTAATGGATTGTTGACTTGATCAACTGTAATGTTTAGATTATCACTCATAGTCTTCCTCTTCATCAAGTTCCCAATCAAATGCTTCTGGAATTCCTTTTAATACAGCAAATGCAAAACCAAAACCAACTGTACCTGCTACAGCAAGTGCTATCAATGTCTTTTCAAATTTATTCATCGCTTTGACTTCCTTAATCCAAATTTAGCAAGGTAGACGTAGATAGTTTCAACACTTGATCCACACTCCTTTGCAATTTCTTCTGGAGACTTCTTATCCACAAGATATCTCTTACGCATAAAAACTTCTGATGTATATAGTTTAGCACTCATGATATTAATTGTCAACTTCTTTCTCAGTAATATCATAGTTAAACCTATCAGAATTTTCCATAATCCATTTATCTTGATTTTCGACATCATATTTTCTTTCATTAATTATTCTATCAATCAAGTATTCTTTTTCAAGTGTAAAAGATGGCTCGTATATTCGAACTCTATTGTTGGGCTGTATTGCAAAATTTCCATCATCTCTTTGAATTACGTGACCACATTTATGATCTGCAGGGCTTTCAGAATACCCATCATCTAAAACATTTGTATCTGGATTATGCCAGTCTAATGTGAATAGGTAGGTTCCTTTGTGCATTGTTTTTGTTCTATCTATATAAGACATTCTAAGATTGGTTAGATTTTCAAATTGCGTTACAGCAATGTGATGGCTAAAAGAATTCCACAAAACTAAATTATGCAGATCAACTTCAGGGATACCTGGCTCTGTACAAAAAGCAGAGATTGGAAGTCTCCACCATAGTCCACCATCTGGCATCATAATATGAAACAGTGGGCTTCTAGACTTTAAACTTGAAACACCAAAGACTACACATTCAAAGTATTTGTCGTGGCTATCTCGGTGATTTCTTAAATAGTTGCCTCTCACATAGCAATGTATAGGTGGTATGTTTGCATTTAACTCTGGCATTATTCAGCCCCTCCTACTGCTTTATTCCAATTTTTAATTGCCCAATGACCAATTCCACAGGCATCGGCAACATCATTATCTGTTATTGTCCTATCATATTGCAAATTAATAAAATTAATTGTTCTTTGCTTTCTTAGTTCTCTTTCGTGTGTTTTAAGCCACGATTCTGACTTCCCTGGATTTTGTGACTTAATAAATAGTTTTTCATCCTTAGATATCTTTTTGTTTCCAATAAAGTTTTGCCAAGTAATTGGAGCAACCTTACCTATAACCTTAGTTCCAGACTGCCCCGCTGAGCCAAGAATTGCTCCTTGAACTAAAGCCAGGTCTGCTGCCGTCTTGGGACTATTCATAAATACAGTATGCTCAATAACTATTGCCTCAAACCCACCATACATATCAAGGAATAGTTTAACCTTTTGACCTGCATCCATAACCTTTTCGTAGGTGTCTTTTCCTTTAAAGTTGATCTTGCCTACTGATTCCAAAGTTTTTTCTTGAGTATTAAAAATAGCAAAGGCAAGACTATTAGTGCTTGCATCTATAGCACAAATAGTTTTTGGAAGTTTAGTTCCTATTGCCTCTGCTAGTTTCATTTTAAATTATCCTTAATTTCCTTTAGTGCTTTTGCTACATCAGAAGGATTTACATTACATTTCACACAAAGATTTTCATCATTATATATTGATAAAGCCTCTTTACACGACTTGCAATTTCTTTCCTTGCCTTTTCTTTTTTGTCTTCTAGAAATTATATACCTTGCAGCAATTTTTTCTTTTGTTGAAAGGTCTCTACATTCTGGTGAACAATATATTTGATAGACAATCTCTGTTTGAAATTCTCTATCACACCATTGACAATGCTTCATCTATAGGCTCCAAGGACTTTAGTTTAAAGTCTCCCTTACCAGCATCTGCACAAGCCTTTTTAATAGGACATGATTTGCAAATCTTTGAATTAGAGCGATAGTTCTTTTCAGGCAGAGTTCTGTCGACCCAAGCCTTACGAACTGATCTCATCCATTCAAACGTCTGGTCTACCCACCGACGATAATAATCATTTACTTCTACTGGAAGAATAAGCAACTCGTGATTGTTTTTATTTTCATAAATAAGAACTGCTTTAGGCTTCTTAAGAATTTTCATATAGATAAGTAACTGTACTAAATGACCAGTCTTTGGTTTCATATGCGCCTTGCGGTACTCAAAACCCTCATTCATCATTGTTTTAATTTCACCAAGGAGTTCTTCTCCCTGCCAGTTAACAATAACATCCCCATACCCAAAAATTGGAGGATCATTATTTGTTATTTTAAATTCTGAATCAACAAGGAAGTCGGGAACATTGCCCATTGCTTCCTGAATTCTTTCGTGAGACTTTGTTCCTGCAGTCATATTGGCTGCACTGTATGGTGTTGCATCATCTTCAAACATTTGTCCGTCAAAAGCAAGGTACCAATATCTTGGACACTCTCCGTGCCCATAGGCAATAGTTGATGGTGCAAAAGTCTTCTTTTGCGTTTGTTTTTCAATACGATTAACAGTATATCCAGACTGAATTTTTTCAGTCAAACCAGCAACATCTATTGAGTGTACTGGTGGTTTTTCCTGCTTAACCATAATCTGCTGTAATAAACTTTTTGTCATTTTTTACTCGTTTCTATTAGTATAAGTATAGCAGATTAGCGTGTGATGTACTTGAGTGCTGAGACTAAATTATTAAGTGATTCTGCTGCTGTGTAATATAGATTCTTTTTACCACGATCTGACTTGTCAACATTAGCCATCCAGGTAGCCTTAAATGCCATCTTTGCTGCGATTGCCTGAAGCCTTACGATCTCTACGTGAGCCACATTAATTGGGATGTCTGGCTTAATAATTAGTTTAGCAATCATTGTGAGTGCAACGGTAAGTTCTTCATCCTGCATATAGTCTGCAATCTCTGCAAGACCATTTACCATATCTATTGTTGTTCCTTGTTGTTCCATTATTCCTCCACTAGATCTTCTAATATACTCATCTCAATTATAGCAAGTCTGACTTTAGAGTTACCCTCGCCCATTACCACCACAATGGCTGGATCCTTGCCATTTTTCATTGCATCAGTAGTAGCCTTTGCCCAAACCTCTTTATTTAATGTAAAAGACTTTCCAACCTCTTTAAAGTCAACCACAAAATTTTTCCAAGAAGCATCACCCTTTTGGGTATTACGACCAGAGTTTTTGTGCTGCTTAGCACCTATTCTCTTAGACTCACTCTTCTCCGTCAAAATCCTTCTTCTTTCTTCTTCCAAGATAAACCTTGCTTAGATGTTTATCTTTACACATCCAGGTCATTTCTTTTGTTTCTGCATAAAGTCTAAGAGATGTGACTTCTACTTTGCAGTTATGACAAATAAACTTTCCGTGATAGACAGTATAACTAGGCATTTAGTTTTGCCTTGATTGATTCTTGCAAGTCAAGATCCTCTCTTACACGATTAACAAATGCTTCTTTACCCTGGACTTTTGTGCCATCAGGAAGTATGTACCAAGCACCTGTGCGCTCTACGATACCATTTAGTTCTGCGGTAGTAACCAAATCACCAATGGTATCAAGACCAATATCGTCACCTCTAAAATAAAAATCATACTCACCAGACTGGAACCCTGGAGAGGTTTTGGAGAACTGTAGTTCCCACTTAATAGTTCTACCAATCTTTTCTTCAATTAATTTATCTCCTACCTTGATCTTTCCCTTAATCGCTTGATTGTCTGACTCTGAAGAAAAGAGTTTAACAATACATGAGGAATAAAACTTAGTAGCCTGACCACCAGAAGGCTGCTGGCTAGTATACATAGCATTGATATTGTTACGAGACTGAGAAATAAGAACAAGCAAAGTTGGCTTAACTTTATTGTTTGCATAGTTAAGCATTTTCCATGCGTTACTAAAGTCACGGGATTCTGCTCCAATCTGTTTAGTGTTTTCTAAGGCTTTCATTTCATCTGTATCTTTTTCAAAATAGATTGCTGGAAGCATTGATGTGATAGAGTCTACAACGATTAGGTCTACGCCAGCATTCATTAATCCTACGCCAACATCTACCATATCACTAATAGTTCTTGCTTGTGAGTAGATTAGTTTTTCTGGGTCTACCCCCAAAGTTCTAGCCCAGTCTTCAGAGTATGACATCTCTGAGTCAATCCAGGCACATAACTTACCCTCTGCTTGCGCTAGAGCAATCATCTGAAGGCACATAGAAGACTTTGCAGAAGACTTTGAACCCCAGATAAGAACTTGTCTGCCATAGGGAAGCCCACCACCAAGTGCACGGTTTAGTCCATAACTAGGGGTAGGCTGGTACTCATAATTAACACCAACTCCACTACCCAATCTTTTTCTCAACTTAGGATCAAGTTGTGCTAACGCTTCTTCTATACTAACTGACATGTACATCCTCCAATGTTACTGTTCCGTCTTTTGTTTTTCCAAAACTAAATTTATAAGATTTTCCTTCTTCTATATGCATATATGCTTTTGCAAAAGATGTAGGAAAAACTGTAATAGAATGAAGATCTCTTGCAGTATCTGCCAATGTAAGAGATGCCATCTTCTTTCCAGTCTTTGTAATTCTTGGTTTAAAAGAAACTACAAACATTTCTTCATCCTTGTATGGCAGTTGCTTGTAACTTAAGAACTTCACAAGAGCATGAGATGATTCTTTTATTTCATCAGAAGGTATGAAAGATACAATCCTGTTGTCATTACAAAGAACCAAGTAAGAACGACCAGTCTCAATAGTCGTATTTTCATCATCAAATATACCGACGCTGCCAGTTTTGTCCAAAATTTCAACTCGTGACCATCCTGTTCCCCTTTTAATTGATTTTACCATACCCATAAAAATGTATGATCCTTTTTCTTCAAAGTCAACAATATCCTGAATGAAAGCATAGTAGTGAGAAGGTATTGTAATATTAAACTCTGGAAGGTTTAAGTACTCATACAGGTTCTCTTTAATCTCCTGATCATTTCTAGGATTATCATTAAATGTTGCTGCACCAATTACTCTAAGTGCTTGGAGTGCACGAGAGTTTACTCCGTTGCCCTTGGTAAATGTAAATTCTTCAAGTTCTTTGTACGAATTAAATGGTCGTGCTGCAATATATCTTTCTGCAATTTTATCAGATATGAACTTGATAGCAGTGAGTCCAAACCGAATACCCTTACCCTCAATTTTAAAATCGATATCCGAATCGTTAATGTGAGGTAACTTAACGCTAATACCCATTCTTTTTGCTTCAATAAGATATTCAGTTCTTGCATCCTTATCCTTTTCATTCTTTAGCACTGAGTACATAAACTCAAGTGGATAATAATACTTTAGCCACGCTGTCCAGTAAGATAGAGTTGAGTATGCTACTGCGTGTGACTTATTAAATGAGTACCCTGCGTGAGCCTCAAAGTCATGCCATAAGTCACGAGCAATGTTTGGAGAGACAAACTTAGAGGCACCCTCTACGAACTTCTCTTTAAACTGATCAAATTCTTTAGCATCTTTTTTCTTGCCAATGATCTTTCTAACCTTATCTGCTTCCGACATGGACATACCGCCAAGGTGTACGCATGCTTGCATAACTTGTTCCTGGTAAAGAATACAGCCATAAGTGTCCTCCGTAAATTGTTTTAGTACTTGGTGAGTATAAGAAATATTTTGACGACCATGTTTACGATCAACATAGTCTTTTCCGATAGTATTCATTGCACCTGGACGAACAAGAGCATTAGATGCTGCAAGTTCATTTAGATTCTTGACACCCATCTTAACAAGAAGGTTTGTGTATGGTGCTGCTTCACATTGGAATACGCCTTTTGTATATCCGTCAGACAACATCTGATAAACATTTACATCATCCATCTTGATTTTTAGAAGATCTATCTTTTTACCATCTCGCTCTTTGATTATGTCAATTGTATTCTTAAGAACAGATAAAGTCTTAAGACCAAGTGCATCAATCTTAATTAAGCCAATTCTCTCAGCCTCTTCCATATCAACACCTACAACAGGAATTCTTTCATCAGAGCCAGTAGATGATCTTGTTTCAAGTGGTGCGTATCTAAAGATTGGTTCCTTTGCAGTTACAACACCTGCTGCGTGAATACCTGTGCCACGAATGCGACCACGAAGTTGTTCTCCATACACTTCTACCTCTGGATACTTTTCACGAAACTCTCTTGTTGATTTTGAAGTACAGAAATCATCCCAAGTATCTACAGTCTTTAATACTTTATTGACATCTGATAGAGGAATGTTGAGCACTCTTGAAACATCTCTAACAATTCCCTTGCCAGTAAACTGAAGGAAGGTAGCAATAGATGCAACATGTCGATACTGTCTAACAAGATAGTCTTTTACTTCTTCACGACGAGTATCCTGAATATCTGTATCAATATCTGGAAAGTCATTACGCTCTGGGTTAATAAAACGGAAGAACAAAAGGTTGTGCTCAATAGGATCAATGTCTGTAATCTTTAGTGCATAACAAACAAGAGAACCAGCAGAAGAACCACGACCTGGACCGACCATAATCTCTTCTTTCTTAGCCCAGTTGATCATGTTGCTTACAACAAGGAAGTATGGAGCAAACTTTTTATCCTTAATAATCTGCAACTCTTCTTCAAGTCTATCAAGGTACTCTTGGTTTTCTGACAAACCTCGCTCTACCAAACCTTCAAGTGCAACCTTTGCAAGTTCTTTATCAGGACTTTTGTACTGTACTGGCAATAGGTTTAGTCCTTCTTGAATGCCATAGTCTCCGACTGTCTCTGCTAATAGGAGTGTGTTTGAGTATATGTCTGGTCGATCAATACCCTGCGATTCCATCGCTGCCTTAATCTCTTCGTATGAAAGCAGGTGGATATCAAACTTATTAAATGTAATCTGACGGTCTTCGCCATATAGATAGTCAAGGCGTTCCATCATACTGCCTTTTTTCTTTGACTTTTCATATGTTGCATCTTTTACGAACTTGCCGTGTGTATTCATAAGCAACTTAAACTCTTGAACTTCTTTTTGTGATGGATCAACATGGTGGCAGTCTGGTGTAACAATAACTTTAATGCCAAACTCGTCTGCAAGTTCAATTAAGTACTTGTTGATATGTGCTTCGTTGTGAGGCATAACCTCAACATAATAGTCATCACCAAAGCGCTCCTTAAACCAAGTCAAATACTTCTTAGCAATAGCAAACTCTTCTTCTTCAAGTGCTTTAACTAAAACGCTGCTTGGACAAGCAGAAGAAACAATAATTCCCTCTTTGTATTTTTCTAATATCTCAAAGTCAAATCGTGGCTTCTTAAAGAAACCATCTGTCCAAGATAGTTCGCTAATCTTATTAAGGTTTTCTAAACCAATTTGATTCTTGGCTAGAAGGATAATGTGGTTGTAGACAAGATCTTGCTGACCTTCTCTTTCAGACTTATCTCTTTTATCAGATATGTCTGAACACATATATCCTTCTAGACCTAGAATTGGCTTAATGCCCTTTGCTTTTGCAATACGGTGCAGTTCCCTATGCCCAGATAAAGTACCGTGGTCAGTGATGGCAATTGCTGGCATCCCTAACTCAACTGCACGGTCAACATATTCTTCTGGAGTAGCAATCCCATCAAATAATGAGAAGTGTGTATGGACATGTAAGCCTACGTAGTTCATATTACCAATCAGCGTTTGTTGCTGAGGTGGCAGATGGGCCGTCAAAGCCCAAGTAGAACGCTTCTTGTTCCGCGTATGGAATCTTGCGTAGTGCAGACTCTAATGGATAAGGCTTGATGTCTCCCCAATTAAATGGTTCCTTATCTGGTGCTGATGGAATTAGTGTGTAATTAGTTTCAGTTCCCTGACCATTACGCTTTAACTTCCACTGTACATTTGAGATGCTTCCTGTTTCAAGAGCATACTCACGAATTGTGTTAAATGATGATTGCTTGCTGATACCCATTGACCAGATTGCAACATAAGGTGCTTCAATACCATCGTCTACAACTACGTTGCAATAGAAACGAAGACGGGCTCTCCAGCCAGCCTTTGGATCCTTACGATGCATTTCTTCTGCCCAGTCACGACCTTCTGTATCCATTGTGTCTACAGCCTTGCGCTTGTAGTCCTTTGGGTTTGTGTGTTCTGATACAACGATTGCTAGACCACGATCAGGACTATAGTTTGCTGAATCCTCATCTAGTTCTTCTAAGAATCTAATCTTTACTGATTGTCCATCAGCAAGTTTTAGCCACTTAACCTTTGGGCCGTCGCCACCCTTTGGGCCATCTAGTACTGGACCCATTTCTTTGATTCCTCTTAGTATTGCCATGTGTTTTCTCTTTTCTGTGTTATGTTAGTTTAGCATAGACTGTATTGATTTGTCAAACTGGAAGTCCAGTTCTTTAATTGACTTATCGTCCATGTCTCCTATATCTTTATATTCTTTGTTTAGTTTAATTACGGATACACGAGAACCAAGTTTTTCAACTATCTTAGTTCTCATATTTCCACCTGCTTCATCGTTATCCGCAATGACAATTATATCATTAAAGTACTTCTGAAGCAATTCTATTTGTATGTTTGATACATTGGACCCTAATGTTGCTACTGCTGGAAAGCCACACTGGTCAAGCCTAATAGCATCAAAGGATGACTCTACTATATAAACCTTACCAGAACTTTTAACTCTGTGTAGGTTAAATAGGGTTTTAGATTTTGGCAACCCTGGAGTATTCTTAAATTCTTTGCCCTCGATAGATCTTCCAACAAAACCAATTGCTAAACCATCTGGACTGTGGACTGGAACAGTTACCATATCCTGTTTTTCTGAATAGCCTAAAGCAAATTTTGATGCTGACTCTTTAGTAATTTTTCTATAGTTAAAATAATCTCTTGCTCTGCTAGAAGACAGCAGTTCATTGTGAAGTCTTTTAAGAACAACCTCGTCAAATAAAGTAAACTCTGGTTTTTTGTAAAGGGCTCTATCAACATCCTGTTCTATACTTGTTTCTGCTTCTTTGCTTTTAATAAACCTTGCAGCCTCAAAGTATGTCCTGTTAGACATATGCATAACAAATTCAATAAATCCAGTTACGTGGTGACAAGCAAAACAAAAGAAGGTTCCGCTATTCTTATCTATTTCTCCTGCTGGGGTTCTATTGTTGTTGTGATATGGACAAAAAATAATATAGTCTGAGTCAACCTCAGACTCAATCGTTACACCTGTTCCTGTGAGAACTCTTTTGATTTGTTCTTTTGTGTATAGATTGCCGTGCTTCCGTCTATTCCTGCTATCCATTCGCTTTGTTTTCTCCCCGTATATGTTCCGTGTACTGTTAGTTGAAATTCAAAATATTTTTTCTTGTGGTTATAGTCTATCGTAAAATCTGGAACTATGTCAAGCCTTGGAACGTAGCCTGATAGTCGCATCTCGGATTCAAGCAATCTGACATACTCTGCCTTAAGCCTACCAAGAGCAGACTCATCATGGATAATCCCGTCAAGATAAAACTTCTTGATTGGCTTATGATGATAGAAGGTAGGTGGGATAACTTCTTTACTTTGCGACATACCATATTATACCTACTTATCTTCATAGTCTTTGTATCTGTAGTATCCTTTGTCAAAATCAACCTGGACAAGGAAGTCTCCCATAAATCCATTACGATTCTTTCTAAAGGCACATTCAATAATATCGCTGTTTGATGCTCTACCCAAAGCAATAACCCAGTCAGCATCGTAGGCAATCTGTCTTGACCAAGCAGTTTGTCCAAGCGTAGGAACACCACTGAGATCGTTCACATCATCTGGGGTAGCAGATGAGATAGCAATGATTGGAACCTCTTCACCAATAGCCATTAGTTTAAGTTCTCTTGAAAGGTTCTTCATTCGTACCGTTTCATTATCTGACTTCTGATTAGGAGCCATTAACTGAAGGTAGTCAACAATTACAAAGTCTGGCTTGTATTGATCAATCTTTCCACGAAGAACAGAAGGATTAATTTCTCCACCTTGGTCATTAGAAATAATATGAAACTCTGGCTTACCCTGTAAATGCTTAGCATGCCAAGCCTTAAGAGTATCTAGTTCAACATCTCCATTACTCAACTTGCGATGGGACCAAAGACCTTCGCCCATAATAGTAAATACACGATTACGAACTTCTGTTTCTGACATCTCAAGTGAGATTACAAGGGGTGTCCTACCCTGTTTCCAGGCCTGTACAGCGAAGTATAGAGCCATCCACGACTTTCCTATACCTGGGTATGCTAGAAAGACTCCTAACTGCCCTGGCATAATTCCAGAAGGAAGATAGTTGTCAAAGCCTGGAAGGTTTGTTTTAATTCCAACATGACCTGCTGCTTGCTGTACCTTTAAGTTTTCAAAGTAAGCAACTGCTGACTCAAGGTCAGTCACATCAATGTCACGAATGGCTGCAGTATTTTTCTTTAACTCGGAGGTCTGTGTAATTAAATCATTTAAGGCAACTGAGCCTTGGTTGTTTTGAACATTGCCTGCTGCGGATCTTAGAATATCTTTTAGGCTATCATTCAAGTATTCCCCCTGTAACTCTTCAAGGTGATGTTTGGTTGCTCCTACATTTGCTATCGGAGCAAAGTCTCTAAACTTTTCTGTAACAAGTTCTGCAGGTGGAAGTGACTTATTATTTTCAAAGTATAGTCTTATAAAGTTCCAGATATCTCCGTGAGTCCTCAGAAGATTGTCAACATTGGCTTGTAATAATACGTGGATCTGTTTATCTTGAAGAACTGCAGTAATTAGTTTAGACTCTGTATTATTCACTTAGCCACTCCTTTGCCATTCTTCTACGCTCTGCTCTCTCGTTGTCATCTCTGCTTTTATCTTTTTGTGCTTGTAAAATCTTTTCTGCATTATATGCAAAGTAATTCCAAGATGGATTCTCTGCAACCTTAAAGTAATACTCAAGTATATCGTAACACCCTGAAATTCCGTATGATTCAACTAGGGCATCTGAAGCCCACTGTTCTACATTTAGATTAAGAGATGGCTTTGATTCGTACCTTGCGGTATGATACTTGCTGTATCTTGAAAGCAAAGCCATTCGGTCTTTGCGCTCAGCCATTATTCGTTAATCTCTGCCTTTGCTTCGTTAATCTTGTCGGTTAACTTGTCTTCAACAAACTTGTAGACTCGCTCAAAAGCCTGGTCTGCAGTTTCTCCATTACGTCTTGTGTCAACTACCCCAAGGTCAAGCCTTAGCGATTGAAAGTTTCCTAGGTTAAGCGTGTATCCAAGTGTAACAGATACCTTTGTGTCTTCGTTTTCCATTTCATACCCTTCGTTAAATGGACTCGCTCCAGATTGGAACGAACTGTCCGTCTTCTGTTCTCCTATATGTAAGTATACCATCGCCCATTCTTCGTGTCAACTCTTGCTTGCTGGGCGTAATATCATTAGTAATTAATTTATCTTTTCTTGGTCTACCAATATGGTGTGTAGCAAGTATATCACGAATGTCTCTTACCTGCGATTCTGAATAGTATGACCTTACCTGAAAACCTCTTGCACCACCTTTTTGAGATCCCATTGGAAAAGGAATAACGCCCCTTTTCATTAAGTCTGGCATATATTTTTTATGACGATTAACTAAATCAGCAGTCTCTCTAACTGTGTATGCTCGTTCTCTTTTCTTTTTAAAATCACTAATTAAACAACTTTCAATTTGATCTTTTGTAATATTATAAACAGACATAATACCATTAGATTTATTTAGGTGATAAACTCTAACAAGGTCTCCATTTAAGAACCAAACCTTTTTGTTCCCTGGAATTACAGGGAGGACATTGTAGCCTTCGCTCTCAATACTTCCTTTTTTAACAGCCATGACCCCTCCGCATAACTTTCTGGTGGATTATAAAAATTTCTTGATCCACACATCATACAGTAAGTTTCAAGATGTCCAATTGTACTGTATTGTCTGTCAAGAAACATTCTCCCATTACATTTTTTACATTTTAGCATTAATTAGGTACGCCAATAATAATTAAGTTAACATCAATCGCTAGATCTCCAGATGTATTAAATTTTACAACACCTTCAAGTCCAGAAGTTGTTATGTTTTTTAAAACAATTGTAACATTTTTACCAGCAACTGTATTTCCCGTATTGATTGCTGTTGCAGTTGCAATTGGAGCATACTTAAATTCTCCAGGAAAAGAATACGTAAAAGACTTTTCTTCTCCAGCAGTAATTGTTCCGCTACTTACTACACGAACATTACCACCAATGACTCTGGCCTCACTACCTTTAATATTTTGTCTACCAGCATTCGGGGTGTCAATTGATGTATACTTGTAAGTTGCTGGAGATATAGCAGAGGATAACTCATTAATCACTTGTGCTAATTGAGAAATATAAGTTACATCTAGTGGTTGCCCACGCTCAGGTAAAGGGATTTTTGCCATAATACTATTATACCACTAGGCTTACTGGATCAGACTCAAAAAGTGTAGCCTTAATAAACCTTTGTTTGGGAAATGTCGGGACTTGAAGTGCAAACATTGCTGTATTGTATCCTGATGGAACTAAAATTGTGTATGAGGATGTCTGGATAGATGCAACATACTGAAAATCATCTGTACCCCATTTAACATACAAATCAAAATCAGATTTTAAATTTGCTGGAGGAGCCCAGACAAGGTTAATAATTTCTTTGTTTGCGCTTGTCACTACAGAATGTGAAATCCAAGGCTCTGGTGTTGGCAGCAATTCTCTATCTATTTCAGGCTCAACATTAATTTTATATCTTGGAGACCAATGAGAATTTCTATTTCTATCTTCAGAAACTATTCTATATCTAACTAAATAATTTTGTAAGACTCCACTAAACGCTGGAAGATCTTGTTTTTTAATTATTACTTTTTTTACTATCGGGTTTGACATTAAAGAACATCCATCCCAAACCTAAACTCAATATGGTTTGTAGTGTTTGCGTTCTTTACAATAGTTTCTGAGTTAGTATTTTTAATTACAGAGTAACCAGACAAACCATAAACTGGATTAGAAGAAGTAATGTTTTCTAATCTTAGCGCATCTAAGCAAACATAGTAGTCATCGCTTGGAGATGCAATCTGTACTGTTGGAGACACTGCAGTTGAAGATACTGTTGTTCCTGCTTTGTTGTACTTTATGGTAGTTGATGTAACTTCTGTAATTTCAAATGTACCGTCAAACCTTTCAGAGTTTCCCAAACCAGCAACAATAATTTTGTCTCCTACAGCAAAACTATGATTCGCAGAAGTTGTTAAGGTTACAACAGTAGAGGTTGCAGATTTATTACTAACCAATGCAGTTCCTTTTATTACTGTAGCATAAAACTTTACAACATCAACAACCTTCCAAGTAAACCCAGTTGTTTTAACTAAGTCTTCAAGAGCAACTGAAGAAACAAAATATCTATTTGTTGCAAAATCAACACCTGCGTCTGTTTCTTTTATTGCTACCCCAAGTCTTGCGTACTGTGCTCCTGTAGCATTTGCCTCATCTGTATCGGAAAATTCAACAAGAATTCTTACTTCGTCTGGCTGGACTACAGACTCTCCATCTTTATTTATAACAGAAAATGCAAGTTTGAGTTGATCAGTAGGAGCATTCTTATCAAAGTCAAGGCTTGCTCCAGTTAAATGTATATGGTTTGATTCTGCTGCAATGCCAACTACTCCACTTGTAAGAGATAGATTGCTCGTATTTCCTCTTAAAACCATTATGTTATTTAAGAATCTACATCTTTCATACCGATCAAGTCTACTTGGTTCAGTAAAGGTTGGGTTATCTGCGTTTGTTTGAAATACTGTATTTGTTGTGCTTATAACGTTGTCTGGTGGAGTTGAACCTGAGTCTAAGCGTGTATAAATTGACGGAATTGCAACAGCACTATTTTGATTATGATACTCCCAATTTTCTGCTCCACTAAAAGAGTAGATGGTTTTGCTATCATACGCTCCTGCACTTGGGTTAGCACCAGCAGACCAAACACCCACCTCAGTTATTTCATATCGTTCTGCTGTTGGAAGTTCTGCTGTAAAAACAATTTTTGATTGACCACCTTCAGTAACATAGCCACGAGAGGTTATTGGAACACGAAACATTTCAAAATCTAAAGATTCTTTTAGTGAGTAGTCTCCAAGTGTTCCATCGGAGGCAAGTGGTTTTGCTCCACATCCAATAGCAATATGTGAAGCATAGGCAGGAGCCTGCCCAATAAGATATTTAGCCAAAATATTTTTACCTATATTAGTTATCATTTATAACTCCTCTTCATATATTGTACCATTAAGTATATCTCCATCAGTTAATATTTCTACATCTACCTGCTCATCAGGCTCAAGTGATGAAACATTTATAATAAGATCTCCAGTAGTTGGATCTATGTATACGACCTCTTCATTTGGGCCTGTTCCATAGGCTGGTAATTTTAACTCTAACCTTATGGGAAAGTTTTTAAAATATGTGTCTAAAGTATTTTCAATTTTAATAATGTTGTTTGGGTTGTACTGTATGTATAAGTCTTTTAGATTTTTAATAGGGCTATACAAAACGTCTTGACCATTAACAATATCGTTTCTTGAAATATTAATTAATTCTTGTCCCCCAATATTTTCAAAAATTAAATCTACCATTATCTCGTCTGCAAGAATTGGATTGCCTAAAGCAACTAGCGCTGGTGTTGCAGCCTTAACAGAGTCATCTAGAGATGTTCTACTTGTTTCTCCAGATTGGCTTGCTGCTGATTGATTTGCTGCTGGTTGATCTGCTACTGGAGTTAGGCCTATGCCAAGATTTGGATTTGCCCAACCCCATATTGTCAAAGGATTTCCGCCTGCAATATTTGCTGTTGCCGATACGTATTCTGCCATTACACTACCTCGCTTAAAAATATTGTCATTGATGGACCACTTTGATCTTTGGAGTACTCTATATTATACACAACAAACCTACTGTCTTTTGGTGCAACTTTATCTATTCCTTTATCAGTGTAGTCTACTGTAACAATATCTCCCAATTGAATCATCGGGTTTGCAAAAATCTTAACTCCAACTGACTTTCTTGGTTTCATTATTTTTTCAATAACCCAAGACATTAAGTTTTCTGCTGCATCCTGTGACTGAATATATGGAACTTCTAGTGTAAAATCTTTTTTACCATAAGTCATTCTGCTTAGTTTTATATCTTGATAATCTTTTTTAAACTTAAAAGGATTTGTAATTAAAGATGAATTAACAGTTTGCGGGTCGGCCAAGTTACTATTTTTTGAAAAATACTCATCAACTGTTAAGTCTCTATTTGATTCCTGAGTAAAAGCAATTCCCTGAATTCTTAAATAGTTTCCGCTACTTTCGTCTAGACTTAGTTGTGTGTCCGTTGAATTAAATACTAAAAACTCTGCCCCATAGGATCCTGCTCTAAATCCAGAAACGGTGTATCCTTTTATTCTGTTAAATGTTGGAGATAGTTTTGCATACAATGCTGGATAGGCTTTGTCATATTTAATATTAAATGATGCTGCCTCTCTCATAATAGTTCCAAACTCTTCAAAGTACATGTCAAAAGCAGGTGGCTCAGCAGAACTTATTCCTGAAAGGTAGGAGTTTTGTATGGCGCCACTCATAGCATACTTTTCAAATGAAGAGTTTGCACTAACTTCAGAATCTCCAAATGCTGAAGAGATTGGGGTATTGAGTTTAAAAGCAGTATTTTGTGAATAGTTATTTGCAAGAGCATAGATATTTTCAAACATAACTCTTGATGAACCACGAACAAATAGCGCCATATTATTGTATGCTGGCAATGGATCTTCATCGTCTACAGTTGCAATAAGATTATTATTTAAATATAAAAAGAACCTTCTTCGTGTTCCTAAATCCTGGTACTCAACAGACAAATCATAAACAGTTGGATTTTGTTCTGTTGCCATACGAGATTGACCAGTAAACTTTCCATCGTCAACTATAATATTTGCCAGACCTTCGTACAATTTAATTGGAATAGCAGATGAACCAGAAGCCTTTATCTTATAAAACATTACATTATTTACATTTGTTTTTTCAGGATCTACTAAGTTGTTGGCACCTAAAGCAATAATTTCAAAGTAGTATCCATTGTTTGTTGCTGGGTTAATCATTACTGCCATTCCTCCGCTCCCCCCAATGATACTAATATCTTTGTCTGGAGTTGTTCCTGGAACTGTAAAGTATGTAGATGCTCCGACAGGGGTTTGTCCTCTGTTGGCGTTATTCTCAATTTTTCCAATAAGCCTAAGTCTGGTTCCAAAATGTTTAAACTTGTTGTCTAACGGCTTATATACATAAGATATAAAATCTGTTGGAGACTCTGTAGTTGTAAACCCTGGACCATTCATAACTAATGCAGATGACTGAACAGTACCAACCTGTGTAGACAACATTGCATTTATGTTAGACTCTGAAATATATTTAGAAGACAATGTGTTTTTAATAATTCCATTTCTTGATGTTTTTTCTGCAAGTGTATTGTTTATTCCTGCTGGACCAACTGTTGTTGTTGGCATGCCTTGATCTAACTTAAATAAATATTTTGACTCCATAGTACAACCACGTACGTTGGTATTGTTAGACCAGTATGAATCTATCCCCGCAGAATGTGAGGCAACCTTTGTTCCAAACTGTCCTCTTCCGTGTTTTGCTACTTCTCCATTTTTAAGTTTTGATATTCCAGACACTTCCTCGTAGTTTGGCTCAGCGTATATTCTTACTAAACCTGTAGGATACATTTTTCCATTAAACGGTAGTGATGAAAAATATTTTTCATATTCCTGAACGCTGTTAATCCAAACATCGCCAGTGCCAGATATGTTATATTGAACTGCATCATACTTTATAATTTCTCCGTTAGAATAAAAGTATCCGTTATATCTTGTAATCCAGTAAACTGCCTCACCCAGATCTATCACATTGTTTACTATTGTATTATTCTTTACTGATGGTAAGTCTAAAGATAGGCTTGAGTTAAGTGGTATTGCACTTAGCATATAGGTTGATTGATTTCCAACTTCCCCGTTAATAGACTTGGTGTATTCGGTTCCACCAACCTCCCAAAGAAGAACTGGCTTATATATCCATACCTTTTCGCTGTCTACAAGGCTTGCCTGCTTTATTGAACCAATAGATCTTTGTATATGCCTTGTGCTATAGACAATTTTTCCACCATTGTAAACTTCGTTTTCTTGAGAAGTAATTTCTAAAATATTTGACAACTTGACATTATTTCTTTCATTTTTAACTACCCCAGAATCATAAAAGTCTGTTGAGCCATAAAGGGTTAGATCTGTTTGTCTTTGGTCTTTTGATGGCATTATATAATCCTTGCTCATCATAACAAAGTTATTGTACTCGTCAAAGAACATGGCAGTCTGTGTTGATACAGCGATATCTTCTAAGACTTTGGCAACACTTTTTCCTGGTGGAATAAAAAAGTACGGAATAACAATTTCTGATTCTTCTTCAACTCTTTTAAAAACATAGTTAGAAAACCCTATGGAGTCAAGAAGCAGTGATACTGCAGAACTTACAGAGGTGTTGGTTAGCAACATTTCTGGAGCAATCTGTGATTCAAAATAAAAATATAGATCTCTGAGATTTAAAGAAACGGTTTTTGATTGGTTGTCTAGTTTTGGAAATCCATCGGAGTACATAGTCTTGATTGGTAGGTAATACTCAGTTCCAGAATTATCTGTAATAACTTCATAAAGTTTAATTTGAATATTTTTAGAAACATACTTACTAATAATGCTTAAACTATTTGATGGATGAAAAGCATCATCAAAATCAAATAAAGAAAGTGATCCTGTTGACGCAAGAAGTTGTCCTACTGGAAGACCGCTTGCTCCAAGATCAGAGGCGCTTTTGTTAACAGAAAAACTTAATACCCTATCACTTAAATCGGAAACTAATCTTGGCGATAGTTCAATAAGATCAAAGGTAGAATCAAATTTATTCATTGTATCAATAATGACTCTTATTCCAGAAATATACTCGAACTCTTTATACTTTGTTTGATTGTTCAATGTAAATGCGGGTGGATTAGTTAGATCTGTAACAAAATTTGTAAGAGTTCCAACGGCAGAATCTTCAAGTGACCAACCATAAGATGGTATAAAAGTTTTCCAACTTCCC